TACATCACCTGTGCCATCACTCCAGACAATGCAAAACTTATGGATGCAGCAAAGACTTATGTATATGATATTCAAGTCTATGCTCAAGGACCAAATACATACGACAAAGTTTTTACTCTTTTGACAGGATCTATTTCTGTAACAGATGATGTAACACAAGATATTGGAACCCCTAATAAAGCAATTCCAACCTATAGAGTTATTTATCATAATATAAATGCAACAAGTGGAGCAATTCCAGTAGATACAAATGGATACCTTCCAAATCAAAATGTTGTCGTTGCAAACAACGGAACTCTTGCAAGATTAGGATACACTTTTGCTGGTTGGACAAAGTTTGCAGATGGTACAGGAACTGTATATTCAGCAGGATCAACAATTCCTCTTGCTAACGCAGATATAAAACTTTATCCTAAGTGGAATGCTCCAACAGTTACATATGATAACCAGAGTGCAACAACAAGTCAAGTTGGAGGATCAACATCTTATATTCCGCAATCGGCAATTGCGTCAATTCCAACAACAGCACCAATTAGAACAGGACATACTTTTGGCGGATGGTTTACTGGTCCTGCAGGATCGGGAACACAGGTAACAAATAATTCTTATACTCCAGAATCTCCATACAATCCAGTTATACTTTATGCAAAGTGGACTGTAGCATGACAGAGGTATTTGTATCAACTGACGATGTAAAAGTTATTGGTGGTACAGCCAATGTAAATGTTGAGGTTGACTTTGGCTCTCAAGGAGAAAGAGGAAATCTTTTTCTTTTTGGATATGGACATCCAGATGACCAAACAAATCCAGAAAATGTACAAGTCTTAGATATCTATATAAACATATTAACAACAGACTCTAAATACTTGATGATCTACCAGTTAATGCAGGTCAATGATGTTCTAACCTGGGTTGAAATAAGCAAACTTATGGTAGACAAATATAGTGCTAATAAAAACGTATCATTTACTAACGGGGTAGCCACAGAAAGCATAGACTTTAAGATTTCTAACATAGTCCCAACTAGTCTTATAAGTGGGCTAACTGCTTCACAGTTTAACATTCAATGTACCTTCTCAAATCCAACAAAACCCGTTGCCCACTCAATAGTAGTAAAGCCAATTACAATAGAGTCAGCAACAGGGGACATCATATTACCAGTAGGTATTAACGCTGCTGAGTTTTCAGGAAGTGCTTGGACAGGGCTTAGCGGAACACACGTAGTCCATTTCCTAATTACGGTGGTATAATCTAAGATGGTGATATGTAATGGCTGCTGAATATATTGATGACACAGAAACTGGCAACGGTCAATACCCCACCCTAATTCCTGGATATGACCAGTCTGCTGATATTCAAGAAGCCTTAAGACTATATCATTATGGATCAGTATCTCCAACAGGTCAAGCGGTAATTCCAGCAAACTCTGCAGCAATTAACCCAAAATCAATTGCAGGATACCTAGATGCTTTAGATACAAAAATTGATAACTCTGTTGTAGATCAAGCCACACTTGCGGGTGTTGGTATTGACTGGAATGCCGTAACTACACAGTTTGACATTGACTCTACAGTTGCTACAAAATCTTATGTTGCAAACTCAACATCCGTAGTCACTAAGGGTTCAAGTTTTACATTAACTTTAGCAGATGCTAGCAAGACTATTCTTCTTTCTACTACTACTCCAATGACTTTGACTATCCCGTCAAATTCTTCAGTTGCTATTCCAATTGGATATCAATATAACCTTGTTGAAATTGGAACAGGAAAAACAACTCTATCTGCAAGTTCTGGAGTTATCATAGGAAGCAAAAATTCACAACTATTTTTAGATGGACAGTACAGCAAAGGAACGCTATTAAAGATCGATACAGATACTTGGATTTTTTATGGCGATGTTTACGAAGGTGCAGTTATTGCTCCTGTTACTCCAGCAGTTACACCTGCAGTTACACCAGTAACACCAGTAACACCAGTTACTCCTGTAACTCCTGTAACTCCTGTAACACCTGTAACTCCAGTAACACCAGTAACTCCTGTAACGCCACCAGTAACTCCTGTAACGCCACCAGTTACACCCGTAGTAATGAGAACAGTTCCAAATGTTGTGGGCTTAACACAGGCAGCAGCAACAAGTGCAATTGATGCAGCAGGATTATCAGTAGGAGGTTTTGCAACGGGATCAACCACATATGATTCTGCAAATGCTGAAAAAGTTCAAAGCCAATCTCCTACAGCAGGAACATCGGTTCAATCAGGATCAAGTGTTAACCTTACAATGTGGAATTATGTTGCATCAGTAACACCAGCCATCCAGCCAAGTATCAGTATCATAGAGGAGTCTAGCGACTGTACTTCAATTAGTATTAATTGGATAGGAACTGGAGCATCATGGGCTGTTACAAATAGTACAGGCTGGACTGCTACTCAATCTGGAGAAGGAAGCGGTGGATATTGGACTGCATCATTACCTTGCGGAACAACAAAAACATCAACTCTAAGAATGTACTCTGGTCCAAATCAAACTGGAAGCCAGGAAACTCAGGCATTTACAATATCAACAACTTCATGTACAACATGTAATCAGCAGGTTACACCAGTAACAACTCAAACATATTACGCTTGTTGTACTGATAGCCCAGGGGTTAGTGGACAATATTCTAGTTCATCAGCAGCAACAACTGGTTTAAATGCACTCTGTGCAGCCACACCAGGAAGCACAATAGATCCACAAGGAGTCTCAACAACTGCACTAAATTGTACTTCTGTCACACCAGCAGTCACCCCTGCAACAGGTCCTAACACTTACACCTATACATACTATGACGGTAAGTGTAACTATCAAGTTAAGAACTCAAATGGAACTTATCTAAGAGACTACTCAACAAACCTTTGTACAAACTCAGGAACAGATGAGTCAGGGGCAACACTTCCAAACTGTAATCAATCAGGATGTACACCAGCATCAGTCACCCCTGCCGTTACACCTGCAGTCACACCAGCAGTAACACCTGCAGTCACACCAGCAGTTACTCCAGCAGTTACTCCAGCACCAGCATGTCCAAACAATGACACCTATGGAGTTACAACTGGAGGAGTCTACGGTGGTTCTTGCCCTGATGGTTCATGTCCAGGATGTAGCAATTACCAAGAGAAGTGGTACAAGTGCTCTGATGGAAGTTCAGGAACTAAGTTCTATGTAGGTCTTGGCTGTGCAGTAACACCTGCAGTAACACCTGCAGTAACACCTGCAGTTACACCTGCAGTTACTCCAGCAGTTACACCTGCAGTTACTCCAGCAGTTACACCTGCAGTTACACCAGCAGTAACACCAGTTGACTGTACTTCATGTTCACCAACACAAAGTTATAACAGTACAAGGGCTGTATCAACAAGCGTCTGTGCTTCTGGAATAATGAACACATATGTTTGCTATACCCCAGGTACTTGCCCTAACATAACAACAGACACAGGTTGCCAACCTGCATCAGTAACCCCAGCCGTTACCCCAGCAGTAACACCTGCAGTAACACCTGCAGTAACACCTGCGGTCACACCAGCAGTAACACCTGCTGTTACCCCAGCCGTAACTCCTTCTGTTACCCCATCGAACTGTACTTGCTATCTTGATTACATCTGGCAGAATTGCCCAACATGTTGTAACGGTCAATGCGCTTACTAGTCATTATGATATACTAGTAAGAGGAGGATATTTATGGACAAAGAATTGTCAGCGTGGGAAAAATATAAGGAAAGTCTTGGAGAATCAAGACCTTGGCACTTGCTAGATAAAGAAAATTATGTAGAAGATGAAGTAGCAAAAGAAAGATTTTCTATATGCAAAGGATGCCCAGAATTGATTAAATTAACAACACAGTGTAAAAAGTGTGGGTGTTTTATGGCAGCAAAGACTAAACTTAAGATGGCTTCATGTCCAATAGGAAAATGGTAATGAAAAAAAGACAGTTAGCACCAGGGATAGTCGTATACTCTGACGTTCTTGAAAATTATGATACTTTAGTTCAAGACATTGAAGAGGGACTTTCTACTTCTGGACAGCAGTGGATGCAATCTTCAATACAAAAAGATGACAAGATACAGGTAGACACAAATTACAGAGACACAATGCTTATTAGTGTAAATTATAAAGATTTTATAAATGAAGATTTTATAAATTTACAAGACGCTTTTAATTCAAGTTTATCAAATATGTTTTTAACTGGTTTTGGTCCTTTAGAATCAGACTACAAACAAGATCATCAACTAGACACTACATCTCACGAAGAATATAGCATATTAAAATATGGCGAGGGACAAAAGTTTACAAACCATATTGACGATCATAAAGATCATCATAGAAGAATGTCCTGGGTCTACTATATTAATGATGACTATACTGGAGGAGAGATTTCTTTTCCAAGATTTAATTTAACATATAAACCAGTAGCAAATGAGTTTATAGTATTTCCATCAAACTATATTTACAACCACTCAGTTCTTCCAGTAATAGAAGGAACGAGATACGCAGTTGTTAGTTGGCTAAAATAATGATAGACATGGCTTTAGTTGAGCAGGCAAGGTTAGAAAACAGAATCCATATATTTAAAAATGTTTTTACAAATTTGCCATCATTAGATACAATTATGTCAATGGTTTCTAAGTATGTTGATGAGGATTTGACTGCTTTCCCAGACAGGTCATATCTTTTAAATGATTTTGTTGAAGGCGAATCTTCTGACATGAGATTAAAATGTAGGTTTTGGTCAAGAATGGCTTTTCAACTTTATGATACCAACGACCTATACATGTCTATAATCCCAGAGTTGGGTCCAGTAACTGAGTGGGGTCTTTCACATTATCCAGCAGATATTTATACTGGTAATTTTTGCTTAGTATCTTTAATGAAAAACAGGGGAGTTGTAGGAAGTAAACATAGAGACTATGTTGATCAATTCCAGTGGGTAGTTAAAGGTGAGATGATTTGGCGCACAGGAGAGAATTTAGAGAATGAGCATCATCTTGTAGAAGGCGACTTTGTTTTTATCCCTAAAAATCTTGCTCACGAGGTTGAAACACTAGTAGCCCCACGAGTAGCAATTAATTTAATATTAAGAAACTAAAAAGCACCCATAGGTTTTACCCTACAGGTGCCTCTAGTTATTATATTTTACTTGGGAAATTTACTCATCCAAAATTTGGTTCTTGGAGTGATGCCCTTCCATGAGGACCAATCATCTCCACCGTTTGTCATGTAGTATGCAATCTCTGCATTCTTGACGGGATTGAATAGTTCAGCGTTAGAGTCAAGATCAAACTTGGTTCTACGATCAGGACCAAGAGCGTCAATCATATTAATTTGGAACATACCATAAGACGAGTCACCAGTCTTGTGATTGCCGTTAAAAGCCAATGGTCGCCCATTAGACTCTTTTTTAGCCACTGCCCAAGCAACTACAAGGTCTTTACCCTTGAAGCCTACTAGTGAAAGCAGTTCCTTTAGTTCTAAATCAGTCAGAGAAACCTTGTTCTCAAAACTCTCTAACTTTTTAGCCTTAGAAACCAAAAAAACCTCTTTCGAGGCGGTTTCCAATGTCTGAGCCTGTTCTATGCTCAAGTTGTTTTTAGTATCAAGACCTGAATCAGCATTGGCTCCGTTCGACAAAACAGTTACTAATGCTACGATACTGAGTGTGCTAATGATCTCTTTGTTTCTTTCGATAAATTTAATCATAGTTTCCTCCTTAGAAAACAATAACACCCTGGTAGGTGTTACTACCTAGTATAACATGTTTTTGGGCCAAAAGTCAAATTTGGGTGTATAATTATTTTATTATGACTACATATGACTTTTCTGCCACGGGAGTTAAATATCCCCTTGAAAACTCCCCCGTAAATGTACACGGAGACTTTAAAAAATTAGCAGAATCATTAGATGCAATTCTACCAGCATATGGTGTATCATATTTTCAGATTAATGTGCATAATAACAGTGGAGCAGCAATATCTAACGGAGTCCCAGTTTATGCAACAACTGGAAAAGTAAATGGCAAGGTTACAATTGCAAAAGCACTTCCATCAACAACTGCACCAATATTAGGATTACTAAAAAACAATACATTAAACGGTTCTGATGGAATAGTGGTTGTTGCTGGAGTTATGGAAGGTTTAAATACTTCAGGCTTTGCTGCAGGACAAACACTTTATGTTGGCCAATCTGGAGGTTTGACAAATGTTAGACCAACAGGAGGATCAGCAGCAGTTGGAATTTGCGCTATTGCAGATAGTGTTAATGGAATTGTAATAGTAGAGGCAAAAGGAAACGGTACCTGGGGAGCACTCAGAGACGGTTTGTCGTGATATAATAAACCTATGGCCACATACAGAAACCCCAATGAAACCCCTATTACTGGAGTAGTTGCACCAGCAACATATAATATTGGGAACAAGCCACCGCTTATTAACTGGACTGTTGTAATTGGAGATACCGCATCTTTTAGAATTTATGTAGAAGATGATTTGGGAAATCCCTTAGATTATAATACAACCACCTTTGACCCAAATGATGCTGGTTGGAATATTACAGGAGACTTTAGAAGATATTCAGATAACGATGGAGACGATTTACTGTTTACTGTTTTGCCAGATAAAACAGACAATGATGACGATGGAGAATTTACAGTAACTTTGTCTGCAGCCCAATCAAAACAACTTTTAACTGGAGACGTTTTTGATATTCAACTAAAAGACGGTGATCGTGTTTGGACAGTCTGCCAAGGCGAGATGATTATGCTTGGTGAAATCACAGATCAGGCGTAACCAAAAATGGCAACAACCGAAATTTCCCAGGGCATTGCTTTAGCAGTATTAGTTTCAGCAGCAACAATCTCTCCAGGAATACAGATAGAAGATCTTAGTCCAGTATCTAGCGGTGTAGTATCTGTTGGGTATCCTAAGATAGTTACTCCAGCAGACATACTCCCTTTTAGGTTGACAATAACTAATATAGGAATTGAAGGATACGGTCAAAGCAATCCACCAGGAATTGGTGTTCAGGTTATTGGGTTTTCCAACTACATTCTCTAATAAGACTATTAAAAGGTATGTTATAATTACCACATGGCCAAACTCACAATTCCAAATGTTAAGTTAAAATTCCAAACTGGTGATCGTCCTTCACAAGAAGATTACGTAGATTTGATCGACACCCTTTCATCCCAAGCAACAGATTTAGGATCAAAGGGTAATAATGAAAATGAAATCAATGGTGTTGAAAACGTAACTGTTATTGATGATTTTCAGGCTACAGAGTGGCGCATGGTCAAGTATATTATTTCAATATCAAAGACCTCTGCAGGGGACAACAAGTTCTATGCAACCGAATTAACAATTCTTGCTGACGGTACAGATGTATCAGTTAGTGAGTATGGCACTATCGACAATGATGGGAATATTGGCACCATTAATGTCTCTCGCACTGGAAATACCGTGGCTATTACAGTCACTCCAGATCCTGCGATCAAGCCAGTCACCGTACGTTACGCACGTATGGGACTTAAGGCATAATAAAAGGAGATATAAAAAATGGCAACAGTAAATAAAGATTTTAAAATTAAGAGTGGTTTAATCGTTGAAGGTACAACAGCGACAGTTAACGGTTTTGACGTTCTTACAAAGAAGCAAGCAGATCA